GGGAAAGAGAAAATTTTTATTTTTAAAAGTATTTTGAAAAAATTTTTTTCAAAAAAATTTAGACAAAAAATTAAAAAAAAATAAAAATAATAAAAATTAACATTCAGTAAATAATGAAGTTGTATAGTCGTAAATAGGATAGATAATTCGATCTAAAACATAATTTATAGAGTTATTAATGTATTCGGTCATATATTTTAATTATATAAAAAAATTTTCTAAACGTTTTATTTCCGATTTTATACCTAATATAAAATCATTCTTTACATTTATATCTAATTTTTTACAAAATTCTAACCATTCATCTATTGAAATACTTTTATTTACATTAATAACATTAGAACAACATTTATGAGCTCCACCACCTCCATAAGAAGGATGAATAAAATGAAAAAAATTTGGAATTTCATTTTTATTAGAAATATTAGAAGAACCGATAATATGATTAGGGGAAACAATCATATTAGGACTAAGTAAATCATCTTTTTTAGTAACTGGAATTTTTTTATTAAATAATTTATCAAGAATATTTAAATATTTGTTTTCTATACAATTTTTTTCATAAATTAAAGTACCATTTTTTTTATAATTCGCCCAAAAATCATCTATACTCGTAAAAATCTGTAATTGTGGATCAACAGAAAAATTTAATATACAATCAAGATGATAAAAATATTCTTTACAATATAATTTTGGTTCAATATTAACATTTTTTAATAAGGGTAAATCTAATTTTTCTAAATATTTATTTATATTATTTATACATTTTAAATCTGATCTGGATGAATTATAAGAAATACACATTTGATAATTTATATTTTTAGATTTATTTATAATTCTTGCAGGTATAAATTTAATATTTGCTTCACCTTCAAAATTAAATTTATTATCTAATAATATAGGATAATTACCTAATAATAAACAATAAGCTACTATTCTACATTTTTCTATTTCTCTTTGTGAAATTTCTGAAGGATAATTTGATAAAATAACATGATTATTACTAACTTGTAAATAATCATTAGCAATATATATACTATCACCATAATTAGAAAATATACCATAAATAGCACTTTCAATAATTTTTTTTTCTTCAATAGTACCACAGAAATTAAGTAAATATAATAATTTATTTTTATTTATATTATTATTTATAAAAACACCATCATTATCTGTAATATTCATTTTTTCTACAATTTTAATATATTTATTAGAATTAATATTTCTACAACTTTGGAATGCTCTAATAATTGGTGTATTATGACTTGTGGGTAAATAAATAGTATTATTTTTAAATAAATCACTAATTTTATGTGAATAATAATTTATATCATCAGTTTTATAAGATAAAATATTTTTTTTAAATTGTAATTCTTGAATTTTATTACCTGAAACTGGTTTATCATATTTAATAATATTATTAGTGGGACATAAGGGTAAACATAGTTTTTTACTGTTAAAATTTCCATAACCAGGATGATAAAATCTTTTCAGTATTTTATTCATTTAAATTATAAAATAAAAAAAAATACAGAAAAAAGATTTATATTTCTAAATAATTTATGAATAATAAAAATTTAAAATTGATTTTTTTTTCTATTTTATCTTAAAATCTATGAAAGACCAAGTTGAATCTATACTTAATGATATGTATAATGATATTTCACTAAATACTGAAGATAAAAAAGAGTTAGAAGATTCTTGTAAAAATTTTATATTAGATGAATTAGACAAAATCAAAATAACTTTAAACAATCGAGTAAATAAATTTTGTATTGAAGAATTAGAAAAAATGAAAAATAAGAAGATGGATAGATTTAATAAAAATATGAATGATTTAACTGAAAAAACTTGTCGTTTTATTGCAGATGAATTTGGGTTAGATGAGGAAGAAGTCATAGAACAAAATAAGGATAATTTATTAAAAATTAATGATTATCATGAAGTATATAAACAGAATTATGTTGAAACAGTTGAGGATGATAAAGAAGAAGATATAGAAAATGATGAGAAGAAAACTAAAAAAAATCATTTTGAAATTAAAAAAGAAATTATACTTGATAGTACAACTGAAAATGATGAATATAAATCATTTTTAATTTCGAAAAATCAATGTCCTGCATTTATTAAAGGTAAATATTGTTGTAAGGTACCTAAACCTGGTAAAAAACATTGTGGATATCATAAACGTTTTGATGAAGAATAATAATATTAATTATATATTTAAATATATAAAACATATTATATATATAATGAATTTACAAAGTACACAAATAGGTGGTAAAGGTTCTATACGAAGAAAAAAAAAGAGAACAGGAAATATTTTTTTAGAGAAAAAAACAAAAGAATCGCGTGAATATGAAATGAAAGCAAAAAGAATTAATAAAATGATAGAAGAAATACCTGATGAGGATTACCCATTATTTAAAAAATATATTGAAGAAGAATTAGAAGATATGGGTGTATCTATAGAAAAACATAATTTTTTGAAAGCATATAAAAGTGAATATGAAGAATGTAAAGAAGATCCATATGCATATATATTTAGTTTATTAATCCAAAATGTAAATAAACCATTACAATTTAATAGTGGAGCATTTCCAAAATTAAAAAAAATGTTTGAATTGGAACATTTAAATGTATTTATAACGTTTATTTATGATGTTGAAAGTGGATTAGAAAAAAAGATATATTTAGAAAATTGATTTTTAATTAATAATAAATTAATTATGGAACCATATTTATCAAATAAAGAAAAAGAAATATCGTGGAAAGAATTTGAAAAAAATGTACCACCACGATTTATTAAATCAATAGAAAATTATTTTAATCCAAAAACAGTACATATATTTGAAAATACAAATAGTAAAGAGGATTATTTAATTGAAACCAAACCTTGTGAATGTTATTTATGTAAAAAACATATTAATTTTATAGAAATGACAAATAAACTAAATACTTTTATTTCGAATAAATTTAATGAATTAAATGAGAATATTTTATATAAAATGAATAACATTTCATTGGAAAAATTAAGAGTCCATAGAATATTTACTTGTGAAAGTAAAATAAATAGTGATATTTATATAAAATATTATTATCATTTATGTGATAAATGTTTTGAAGAAAGTTTATATTATTGGTATATAACATATGAAAATAAATATCCTTCTACTCGTATAGATGGATTCCGTTTTATTCATAAAAATAATAATTTTGTACCTGAAATAAAATCAAATGAATCATTAACAAAAATAAAAAATATTGAATTTCCATTAAAATTTAATTGTGATTATTATAACAATATTGAGAATAAATATAATTTTATGGATAATCAATGAATATATAATTTTTAAAATTGATTATTCTATTAAATCTATTATCATATACTAATGGATAACTATTCGCATACCGCTGGACCTGATAAAAATAGTGCAAAACGGATAATTTCAATTAAATTAAAAAAAAATAAATCAGATTGGGAATATGTATCAGAAGATGATATTGAAAATACAGTAAATGAAATGATAGATAATATGTATCCAAATAAGGATGATAATTATTGTTTAGGATCAAGTTTAGGATGGATTGTTAGTGTAGAAAAAAATTTATATAATAATGGTATAATTAAATTAAATGAATTAAATGAAAAAAAAAAAAAACAAATCTTGTCGGCTTTAACTATATCATTTCAAGATAAATTACCTAAAGAATTAATTGAAGAATTTAAAAAATAAAAAATGTAAAATATTTTTAAATTTAATAAATATTTTTTTAAATATATATATATATATAAATGAATCATGATGATATGAAAGAATCATTAACAGATGTTATAATGGATAATAAAGAAATAATAAAATTGACAGAAATATCAAAAAAAGAAATTATAGAAAATATTGATAAATATTTAGAAGAACAGGAATATGAAGAAATGAGTGAAGGAGAATGGTATGAATATTATTTATTAGAAGATGAAATAGAGATATTAAAATCTTTGAATGAATTGAATGCAAAACGTTTAGAGGAGAAAAAAAAAAAACAAAAAATGGCAGCAATAATTATATCATTAAATAAAACAGTACAATATGATATTATAGAAAATTTTACTAAAACTATAAATAATTTATAAATAAAAAATCTATTTAATATATTATGTTCGAACCTGCATTAATAAAATGTATTAATTGTGATATTTTTTATGAACTAAATAAATTTTTTGAAAAAGATATAAAAAATATGAGAAAAAACTATAAATTAATTTATTGTAAAAAATGTATTAATAATGTTGAATATATAAATAAAAAAAATAAATTATTTTATTGTAAAAAAGTAGAGTTGAGACCAAAAACATCTCCTTAATTTTTCAATGAAAATTAGAAAATAAAAATCAATAATTTATTCTGTTTTCCAAGAAGTTTTACAATCACAACAAATATATAAATATTTCATATTATCAATATCATATATATAAAATACTATATTTTCATCTATAGAATTAGATTTTTTACAATTAGGACATTTTATATTTGGATTTTTTACTTTTTGTAAAGTGGGATCTTCACATAATAATTCATTATTAAATGTTACAAAAGATTTATCAATTTCATAATTTTGATGATATAATTTAGGATTTACAATAGTATCTTTTGTATATTCTTTTGTATTACCACAAGTAATACAATAATATACTAAACATTTTTGTTTAGGTCCGTCTTCATTATCTATATCTTCGAGTTTAAATTTCCATTTAATATTCATTTTATTATTACAATTTTGACAAAACTCCATAGTATTATAATATTAATATAATATAATATTTAAATCAATTTTATAAATAAATATAATTTAATATGGTTTTAAGTTATAATTAAATTTATAATATTCAAACCAAGGACGTGTTTTTAATTCATTATTTATTTTTTTTTTCTCTTTGTAAGATAAATTATATTCTTGTGAAATATTATTTATATTTGGTTCTATATTATTATATTTATTATTAAAAAAGTTAATTTCGGTAATTTTTAAATATTTATTATCATCTTTATCAGCCCATTCAAAATTCATATTTAGAATATCTTTATTAATATTATATAATTTACTAATATTATTATTATTATTTTCATTATTTATAAAATCACAGTTGTGATTACAATAATTAGAATAATTTAATACAACAGTATTTTTAATTGAAGGTTTATCATCATTATTACTGGGTTTATATATTTTAAAATAAGAGCTATTAGTAAAATTTACAAGTAATATTATATAAATTCCATATTTATCAGAAGCTGCATGAATCATAGGAAAATCTGATACATTATCATTATTTAATTTCATAAACTCTATAAATTTTTTTTTATTATCTTGTGTTTTTTTATCATTTGTTTTTTGTTTTAATTCAGCTAATGCTATATCATTTTTATCCATATTTGATTTATTTATATCTAAATCTTCGGTAAAATATATATCATATGTTTTTTGTAGTTCTATATAATCAATTAATTCATTTCTAATTTGAGTATAAGATTTATCAATAATATCTGTTTTTAGTACATTATCAAAAGAAGAATTATTTTCTATACTATATTTTAAAGAATATATAAAAGAATCTTTTAATAAATCATCTTTTTCAAGTGTGATTAATTTTAAAATAGGAGATTCATTTTTTAATTTAGAAAATAATTTAATAAAATCTTTTAATGATTTATTATTATTATTATTTATTTTATAATAATCTTCGATATTTAGATGTTGATATTTATAAAAATTATATAAATTTTTATATAAATTAAGATTATTTTTATTTTTTATAATTTGATTTATTACATCAAAATAATTATTTATATCTATATTTATTTTATTAGTAATACTATTATATGTTTCTATATTGTCATAATCAGAATCATTATTTTTATTAACATATGTATATACACTACTTGCAATAATACCAAGAATTAAACCAATTATTGTAAGTGTTTCAACATAACCACCTTTTATATGTTTATTTTTAATTAAATTATAGTATTTATTTTTATATTTTAAATATTTATTTTTATATTCTAAATTTTTCATATATATATATATATATATAATATTTTATTTGATAATCATATAGTTATTAATTTTAACAATCACATTCACTTCTAAAAATTTTAGTTCTATATAATACCATTAATTTATCTGAAACAGTTTTTTCTGAACTATTGAAATAATTATCAAATATATATAATGAATTAAATTTTTTAGATTCATCTGCATCTAACATAGTTAAAATAAAATAAATAGAATACATACCACATTCAGAATTACTTTGTTGATGTTGAATATTATTAAATTTAAAAGTAAAATTAATATTTTTGTATTGTTTTTTTATATTTTCAATAAATTTTTTAATTTCCGGATGTAAATGAGCGTATGTTACTGCTGAATCAAAAAATAAAATGACTTTTGTTTTAGTATTAATATACATAGACATCCAATGTCTACCGCCACTATCGTGTTTATCAGTATTAAAAACAATACCAAAAGAGTGTTTATTTGAATATCCCATAGGGTTATAATCACAATATTCATTTGCTGAATCAGTATTTTTTAACCATTTACTTTTATAAGAATTATCATTAAAAATATTTAATATACATTTATTATGTTTTTTTTGTCTAAAATCAATAGGAGTACTACCTAAAAACTTAAATGAAGGATATTTTTGTTCGTATTGTTCTATTATATTATCGATATCATAATTAGATAACCATGGAGCATCTATTAATGATTCACGCCATTTAGTAATATTACTACACCATTCTGTAGGCATTTCTGGGACAAATAAATTATTACTACTAATAAATTTATTTTTGAAAGCAGATAATTTTAACCAACAATATTCTTTATTATTTTTTTTTTTATATTTACTTAAATTATTTTTTAATTCATCATAAATAGTTTTAATAGATTTTTTTTTATTATTAGAATCTCTAATATTAATAATAGGATATAATTCATTTTGTGTATTTTTTTTATTTTTTTGATTAGTAACATTTGCAATATCACTATTATATATAGTAACTAATTCATATATATCATTTTCTGAAAAACAAGTAAATGATAAATTATTTTTATTATTAACATTACAATATAGTCTATCTGTTTTATTAAATATTTTCAGTGGGTCTGTATCCTTCGACATATATATATATATAAAAATATAAAAATATAAAAATATGAAATTTAGATTAATAAATAAATCAATAAATTAAATATGTTTTAATAAATTTGATATTATTAATTACATGATATTTTAATAGATCAAATAATATAGCCTCTTTAAAAATTTTTCTTCGTTTTATTTTAATATATTCATCAATTTTATCTTGAATATGCGAATTTAGTTTTTTATATATCATTATTATTAAAAAGAAAAAAAAAAATAAAAAAAAATAAAAAATTTTTAAAATTTTTAAAATATTTTTCAAAATTGATTTTAATATTATAATTCTATACCACACTAAAACAATGACTAAACCGACCAAACTATCAGAGATTGACACAGCCAAACTTACATTTACCGAACTTAAAGCAGGAGGAAAAGGAGGAAAATTTGGAAATGTCCAGTATGATGGAAGAAAACCACTATTTAAACTTCCAAAAGTTAAAACATTTGGAGGAGATGAATATGTATCGGAAGATGGAAGAAAAGATTATACTATGACACTTCAAATTACAAAAGAAATGGAGGAAAGTGATAAGGAAATTTCTGCAGCAATTGAAGGACTACAGAAATTTGAAAAAGCACTTGGAGAACATGCAAAAAGTAATAGTTTAGAATTCTTTGGTAAAAAGAAGAAAGTAACAGATGATTTCCTTGAGGCTTCTAGAAATCCAATTCTTAAACCTTCTAAAAATAAAGAAACAGGAGATGAAGATGAACGTTATAAATGTCTTAAAGTTAAACTTCCAGTAAGTAAAAAAGAGGAAGGGACATTTAATTTTACAGTATTTAAAGAAAATAAAGAAAAAATGGATATTACACCTGAAACAGTTAAAAATATTAAATCACGAGGTTTTGTAAAATGTGCTATTACACCAAATGTATATGTAATTAATGGAAAACTGGGTTGTTCCTGGTATCTACATCAAGCACAATATTGGGAACCGGAAGGAGATAGTGGATATGTAGATAAGGATCAATTTTGTCTACTATCTTCAGATGATGAGGATGAAGATGAAGATAATTCGAAGGATGAAAATCAGATTGTAGATTCTGATTCTGATTAAAATATATTTTAACTTGTAAAATAATTAAAATAATTAAAATAATTTTTTTTATAATAAAGAGGTAACAAAATTTTTAATATATGAAGGTAATAATAAAGAACTATCATATAAATTAAATACAGTTTTGCTTACTGTTTTTTCTCTACTATGATAATGGAAAAAATCAATATAATTATAATTATCGGTACTATTTGTAATACTATCATTTAAAATGGAATTAGCATAATTATCACTTTCTGAATAAATAAATTTTTTTATAATATGATTTTTAATAGATTTTTCGTTAAATATAATAGGATTTATATTATATAATAAATAAATCATTAAACTAATAATATTGGTATATTTTCTAATACAATTATAATAAGTATTACAATTTGTAATAAAAAATTTATAATTATTACTATTTTCACCACCTATCATATCAATCATTTCTTTAGTAATTCTAATAGAAGGTGAAAAAGGTTTAGGATCATGTCCTATACAAAATGAATAATCTATATGAAATAATACACCACCACGTGTAACCATAATATTATCTAAATGACGATCTCCTATACCTAATATATAAGTAATAATACAATAAATAGATAAACTATGAATAAACTTACGTTTAATAATATCAATAGTTTGATTTTGATTCTGATTTAATATATAATTTTGCAAAGAGGTATTTAATTTTTCATTTATATCATATAATGTACTTGCATTTTCAATAATTTCTATAATTCCATAAGAATTATTAATTGGTAAAATATCATATGTTAATAAGTTTGTAGAAATATTATTATGATGTAAAATATATTTTATAAATTGAATTATTTTTGAAATAATATAATCAACTCGTACATCTTCTTTTTTAAATAAAAGTTGTTTTTTTGTATTATCTATAAAAGTTATTTCTATAATAATAGGTTTAGTATTTGAATCTTTTTTAATTATATTTTTTGATATATTTTTTAATTGTTTTTTATTATTTAATGGTATATATACTTCATTTTTATTAATAAAATCATTAATACTATCAATATATTTATCAGTATTATTATTATTAATATTACTTAATAACTTAATTAATTTGATAGAATTTATAATAGAATTATATTTTTTTTCATTAATTATTTTTAATCTATTTTTAATTAATTGTAAAGAATGTTTATATATATTATCATTTTTAGTATCTATATTATTAATAATAATAAACATATTAAAAAATAATTCAATAAGTAATTGAATACTAATACATTTATCAATTAGATAATTTGTTATAGAAAAATCTTCTAATGAATCATTTATAATAAAAGATATAAATAATGGAAGAAAATATGAAAGTAAGGTAGAATCAAATTTTTGTAATAAATATTCTTTAATATATTTATTTTTTGTGTATTTTAAAATATATAAAATATCATAATTATTTAGTTTTTCAGAACAATTTTTATTACATAACATTGTTTTACATTCTGTTTTTTTTATTTGTAAATTTTCTAAAATATGTATTAATTCATTTTTATTATATTTATCCCAATTATTATGAATAATATAAGGTGTAATTAATTTATTATGACCACATATATGAAATTTATTATAATTTAATATTCTATAAGTTTTTAAGGAAATATTATTATATATAGTACTATATTGAATATTTTTAAAATTATGTAAATAAAATTGAATACTTTTATTCCATGTTCTATTAACAAAAAATAATTTTTGAATATTAATAATATCTAATGGTAATAATTCAAATATTTTAATAAATTTTGAAATTTCGGTAATATTAAATAATAATTTATGACAATGATAACATAATTTTTTTTTATAATTTAATTCACTATTATTATGTAAACATTCCATTAAAAAATCTTCTATTTTTATTAATTCCGTATTTAAATTAGTATTAATATAATAATTACAACAAGAATTACAAAAAATTTTACCACATAATCGACAATGGTGTCGTCTATTTAAAAATGTAAAATCATTTTTACAATTATGACAAGAATTAACTGTATTATCATCTGTCCAAATACTATTATTTATATATTTTGTACTAATAATTGAATTAAACATACATATATATATTAAATAAGATTTATATAATTTAATTATTAATTAATTTTGTTTAATTAAAATTTAATTTATTTATTAATAATATAATGATAGCAAATACAATTAAAGCAGTTGTTTCTTCATTTAATGGTGGTAGTTTTACTGGAGGTCAATTTGATACATCAAATGGAAATTTAGTTGTATCCTTAATTACACTAGTTATTTGTGTAGTTATTTTATTATTTATTGGTAAATACATTTGGAATGAAGTTTTAATTCAAGTTGTTCCTGGTATTAAACCATTAGAAAATCCTACTCAATTATTATTATTATGGATTTTATTAAATATGTTATTTGGTCGTTAAATAATCTTATTTAAAATATTTAATATTTTTTTTTATATTTATAAATTAATATAAATAATGACAGTATATTTATTAATTTTTTTTATAGTAGTATGTTGGACTACAAATCCATTTTTAAAAAAAATACCATTACAAAAATTATCTGTATTAGAATTTTATTGTATGGAATATTTTTTTAGTTTAATACCAATAATAATAATTTTAATTTATTTATATAAACAAAATAAATTTAGTTTTTTAGAAAAATTAGATAAAAATGATTTTAAATATTTTGGATTAATTGTATTTACAGGAGTTATAGGAGGATTATTATTCGGTCAATTAATTAAATATGAAAATGTAAGTTATGCAATACCTTCTATTCAACCTTTAGTAATATTATGTACTTTAATTTTAGGATATTTTGTATTTAAAGAAAATATTAATAATTATCAATTGCTAGGAATATTTTTAGTATTAATAGGTATAATATTTATAAATAAAAATTAATTTATTTTAGTTAAATTAATGTATTTATAAAATTAAATTTATATTATTTTATAAATAAAATGTCTAATAAAACAGATATTGATAAAAAAAAAAGAGATTTTATTAGATATTATAAAAATGAATTATTTGAACTAGAACATGGTTGTTGGGTATTAGATAAAAGTGGTAGAAGTTGCGGATATCATACAACATTTAAATTAGATAATGTATGTTTACCTGATAAAATTTATAATAAATACAATCAAATACCTATATATTCACCAATTGTGGAGGATATTAAATATATGATTGACAGTTGTCCTGTAGATTCTTTTGATAATAAAATTTTATATAAAACTGATAATAGAACTCCACGAAAATATAGTGTGTTATTAAAATTTGATGGTAAAGGATTTAATAATCGTTTTCATATATGTTATAATTATGAATTTAGTAAACTACAATTTCCTATGTTAAAATCTCCACATGATTTTTATAATACTGAAAAAAGAAAAAAAGATGTTGAATATAAACTATTTGTTTTACAAAATTTACAATCTAAATTATAATTATGTAGTAATACCCATCATTAATAATATTGGTGTTGGTCTAATTGATTGCGTATTTGTAGTATTATATAAACTTACATTACCACCAACAACAGGAATATTATGTAATTTACATTTAGAACCTAAATCAATAATTGTTTCTCTTAAATCATATAAACTATATTTAGGATCACCAAAATTGAGACAATTTACAATACATAATGGTTTCACATTTTCAAATAATTTCATTTTTTCATAACATTTATCAAATGTTTCACCCCATGTTAATATTAACTGTTTATTTACTTCATATATATCTAATATAGCATAATGTCCGGGTTTATCAGGACCTTTTAATGTTCTATTACCAACAGTAGAATCATACATAGTCCACAAATGTGGATTTTTTATTTTTGTTGGATGTGTTTGATTAACTTTAGTATATTTAGTAGGTATATTAATATAATCTTCAGGAGAATCTAAATTAAATATATTATCTGAATATAATAATTTATTATTATAATATACTTGATATTTACTACTATTATTTGTTTTACCTATAACAGCATATTCTAAATCCCATTTTTCAAATATTTCACTTATTTTAGGTAAATTTGTTTCATTAGCAACAATTAACATACGTTCTTGTGATTCAGATATTAAAATATTATTAAATTCCATATCATATTTTGTTGGTACTTTATCTAAATAAATTTCACATCCTAAATCTTGTATTTCTGTTTTTTCAATACCCCTTTTTACAACTTCTAATGTAGCACATAACATACCACCAGCACCCATATCTTGCATACCATCTGCTAATTTTTTATCAGCAATTTCACAACAAGCTTCTAATAATAATTTTTCTAAAAATGGATCACTTTTCTGAACATTTGATTTTAATTCTTCTGAAACATTACTATTTGCAAAAGTATTTGAGGCCATAGCTGCACCATTTATACCTTCATTACCTGTTTTGCTTCCAACATAAATTAGATAATTATTATTATTTTTAACATTACCATATATTATATTTTCTTTTTTTAATATACCTAAACAACCTACATTTACTAAAGGATTTGTATTATAACTTGGATGTAAATATAAATCACCACCAATATTAGGCACACCTATACAATTTCCATAATATGAAATACCTTGAATTGCCTTATTTAATAATTGATTACTATTAGTATCAACACCAAAACGTAAAAAATCTAAAATACCAATAGGACGAGCACCCATAGTAAAAATATCACGTAAAATACCACCAACACCAGTAGCAGCACCTTCAAATGGATCAATAAAAGTAGGATGATTATGACTTTCTATTCTTATAGCAATACAATATTCAGTACCGTCAGGCGATTTACCAATATCTACAATACCTGCATTTTCACCAGGACCTTGAACGACCCATGGTTCTTTTGTATGTAAATTACGTAGATATTTTTTGGTGGTTTTATAAGAAATATGTTCGCTAAACATAAGTTCTTTGATAGATTTATCAAAAATCATTTGATAATTTGGTTCAATTATTTGTTCTTGATAAAATAACATTTGGAAAAAAGTATTTTTGAAATCAAGATTATTTCTTTCAGGATGAGGCATCATACCAAATATTTTTTTTTTCATATTACATACACCAGCAATAGATTTATCTTCATATCTTAAAAAATAACATTCATCATTTTTTAATTTTTCATTATTTACATATTTACCATATGAATTTGCTATATATAATTCAGTAGAATTTTTAATATCTTCATAAGAAACATTACATTTTACTTTTTTACATACAAATTTTTTGCAATCATTTAAAAGTAATTTACCTGGTAATAAATTCATTTGTGTTAATATTTGAAAACCATTACATATTCCTAAAATAGCAATATTTCTATTTACTGCTTCTTGAATTAAAATACTAACAGGACTTTGTAAAGCCATAGTTCCAGGTGAAATAATATAATTTTCGGTAGCTTTGTTATAAATACGATCACCAAAAGCGAATCCACCTGGTAAAACAAGTAAATCAAGATCATTTAACAATGAAAAGTCGGTTTCTTTGTGCCATATAAAAAAACATTTATTTTCATCATTAAAATTAAAATAGCGGAATGTTTCTAAATCACAATTGGAACCGGGATAACGAATTATGCCGACATTTATCATTTTTACTTTTATGTAAAGTATAATTTTTAAATCGTTTGATTTAAAAATTAGAGTAATATTAGTATATAATGAAAATTCCAGTAGTGGGTATTGTAATGGGTAGTGATTCAGATTTAGAAATAATGAGTAAAGCATGTGAAATTATGGATGAATTTAAAATACCGTATGAATGCAGTATAGTATCCGCACATAGAACACCAAATCGTTTATACAGTTATGCTGATGGAGCAATTCATAAAGGATTAAAAGTAATTATAGCTGGTGCAGGTGGTGCAGCACATTTACCTGGAATGTTAGCATCATTAACAGAAATACCTGTAATTGGAGTTCCAATAAAATCGAGTTCAATGGATGGTATGGATTCATTATTATCAATAGTTCAAATGCCTCGTGGAATACCTGTGGCTACAGTGGCAATAAATAATGCGACAAATGGGGCATTATTGGCGATACGTATGTTAGGAATAGGAGATAAAGGTATAATAGAGAAAATGAAAAAATATATGGATAAGCAAGAAAAAGAAGTAGTAAATAAGATATATAAAATAGGAAAAATAGGATGGAAGGATTATTTAGAAGAGAATAGTGATAAAATTTTATTTATTAAAAAAAAATTTCTAATTATATATATATATTATGCAAAACAAAAAGAATAAAAAACAAAACGGAGGGGAAGCAGAAGGTAAAATTATATTTAATTATGTATTATTAACATTTTTAGTAGGATTTATTTTATATTTTGCTTACTGGTGTCTTAGCTACGGCAAAAAAAATTGTGAACAATTTTTTCAATTTCTTGGTGAAGGAGATTTGGAAGGTGCTTGGTCCAAATTTTTAGTCAAAGATATACCTTTAGTCCAAGGTACTATCAATCAAGGAAGCAATTTTTTTAAGAATTTTTTTAATTAGAATTATAAATTGATTTTTATTTATTTTTTTTTAATGTCTGGTGAAGAAATTCGTAATGAAATTAGTTTTAATTCTTCATTCATATATGGTTTAATTATTATTTTAACTATAATGTATGAAAATCGTACAATAAGTTATTATATTTATAATAATATTTATTATGTATTTTTATTAATTAATATAATTGGTTTATATTTTATATGTAATAGAATTAGATTTGAAATTAATATAAGTATAAAAAAAATTTAATCACATTTATTAACTTTTTTCTACATTCTCTAAATGAAGTTTAGTTTTTTTATGATGATACCACATATTATTTGTAGTCCATAAATTACATACATCACAAAATTTAGGTTTTTTACCCCATTCACTTTTATTTTTTAATTTTTTTTGATATCTTTCAGGGTCATTCATAAGTTTTTCTGTATATTTTCTTTCTTTTTCTTTTGCTTTTCCTGTTTCTCTATATTTTTTTCTACTTTTTTCTATTTGTACTTTTTTTACTTCTTCAGATGTATAAGCATTATGTATATTTAATGTTGGGTTATATTTATCAATATATTCTTGTTCTTTTTGTTTTAATTCTTCTTCATTATTACAATCATAATATTCTAAAATTTCTCTATCAAAATTATTCCAACCACCATTATCTCTAATAAACTGATATAAATATAAGTTATGTCTTTTATTATGTTTAGTATTACACGCTGATTTATGTGTATAAAATCTATCTTCAAAACATTTTGTTGAACCAATATAACATTCTGTAATATCGGGATTTTTACAATAAATACGATAAATTACACTATTTTTATAATCGTTTTCCATTTTAAATTTTATATCAATAATAATCAATTTAAAAAAAAAATATTTATATATGTAAAAAAAAATTTCTCTACTAGAGAAGAGTACCCATACCGGGATTCGAACCCGGGCGAAATCATTAGAAGTGATTTATGCTATCCACTACATCATACGGGCAATAAAATATACAAACAAATTTACGAGTTTCTCAATTTTTAAATGAGTCAGAAACTATAACCTCATTTTGTTTTGTTTTTCTTTTTTGTTTATATAATTATTCATTTCTTTGATTTTACTTGGGTGTGAAATGAAAACCCCAAAATGATTCTCCCCGGCCGGAATCGAACCAGCGACCTTTCGATATCCGCGTAATTATCCTCTACAGTCGAACGCTACTACCAATTGAGCTACAGGGAGATTTAACCTTCCTCCTCTTCCATATTATAATATATTTTTATTTTTAAATAGTTTATATTTATATAATTAAATTAAACACATTTATCCCTACCAGGAATCGAACCTGGGCCACGTCCTTGAAATGGAATTATTGAGTGCTGTTCGCTATTATCTAATAGCATATTTTACGTATCCTAACCACTAGACCATAGGGACTTAAATTTTATGAAATAATTTAATTATATATTTAAATGTACGCCATCACTGGGAGTCGAACCCAGGCCACCTGCGTGACAGGCAGGTATACTAACCGTTATACTATGACGACTTCTTATATATATTTAAGGTATTATTTCTAAATAGTTTATTTATAATTATATTACATATCTATGAAAAATATGTAGGAGTTGCTTTTATAGTATATAAAGGTAACTGTGTATAATTTTCATCTGTTTTTATTTTTTTATATTTAATTTTGTATGTATAATCTAATGTTTCAGAAGGATCAATATAAATTCTTATAAAAGAATTTGGATGTCCCATTTCTCCACTTTGCATAATATTTTTATAATAATTTTGATTATTTATATCGGTAATAATAAATAAATAATCTATTAAAGATGTATCACTAATATTAAATTCATATATGAAATTTTTATAAAAATTCTTAATTGAAATATTTTCTCCATCTATTTTATAATCTTCGGCAGTAGTATCATATGTTAATGTATGTGTAATTTTATTTGAAAATATATTGCCTTTTATAAACCATTTATTTTTTTCTATATTAATTAATTCAAATAAAGAATTTTTTAATGGAATATCTGTAATAGACAATTTTGTTTTTAATTCTCCTTCTTGTATTATATCACTTTTTATTAATTCATTATAACCTATATTAATATATCCTGTTAATTTATCATCTCCTAAAGTATTTATTTCTAATGAAGTCGCATCATCATTAATAATAATATTATAAAATATTCCTAAATCATCTGTAGTATTATTAGGAATATTTATTTTACATATTTTATTTTCAGTTAATGTTTTAGTTGTAGTTAATTCAAAATAACCTGAATCTATATTTTTATTACTGGTTTTTATTATATTAGAAATATTATTTAACGAACTAGTAGAATTACCAAATGTTTTTAATGTAAAAGTATTTCGTGTTGTTGTAATTACTTTATATGTTATATTTGAATCTTGTAGATCATCTTGTAATAAATTTATATATTCTGTCGTACTATCTGGTTTTAATCTTTGAATATTATATAATTTAATTATATCACCAACTTTTAAATTATGATTATTGGATGTAAAAATATCTTTATTTGTTTTTTCTATTTCTGTAATAGTTTTTTTATATATAACAGATGATAAATTTTGAATCATATAAGTTGTATTTGATTTATCTAATAATAAAATATTATTTGCATCTGTATTTAATATATTATTTATATAAACAATATTAGTGTATTTTTTAAAATTTAAATTACCTATAACAGTTTTATTAGTAACTTCTATATTTGAATACTTACCTTCTGTAACATTTTCATTCATATTATAATTTAACTTATATTTTTTAAATTATATTATTTTAATTTAAGTTAAATTTTGTTATATTAAATTATATATATATAAGTATGACAGCTGGTGCTTTACAACTTAATTTTATTGGGCCCCAAGACAAACATTTAACAGGAAATCCTCAAATGACCTATTTTAAAAGTGTATATAAAAAATATAGTAATTTTGCTAAAGATACAAAAAAAATATCATTTGAAAATAAAGTTCAATTTGGTTCAGAACATATATGTGTTATACCGTATGATGGTGATTTATTAAGCGATATTTATTTAAATATAGAATTATCTGAATTAATTAGTTCAAATAATAATGAAAATTGGGCTGGATATATAAATGGATTAGGATATAGTATTATAGAAAGTGCAGAAATTCAAATTGGTGGTTTAACAATTGATAAATTAGATTCAAATTGGTTAGACATTTATAATGAATTATTTGATCAACGTTCAGATACTCTTATAGGAAAATTTAATACAGATGTTACATTGCAAGAAAATAATACAGCTCAAAAATTATATATTCCATTACCATTTTGGTTTTCAAAAAATAGTGGTAGTTCATTACCAATAATCGCATTACGTAATCATGAAATTAAAATTAAAATTAAATTTAGAAATTTAAATGAAATTATTAAATCCGATATTAGTACTTATTCACCAAATACACCTATTATTAATGCTAATATTTTAGCTAATTTTATTCATTTAGATACAGAAGAACAAACCTATTTTACAAGTAATCCACACGAATATCTTATAGAACAATTACAAACTTTAAGTGATACATCAATTATTTCTACTACAAATATAAAAAAAATACCACTTGAATTTAGCCATCCAATTAAAAGTATTTATTGGGTCATTCTAAATGATATGAACCATACTCAAAATATGAAAACTGGTAATAATTGGTTATCTTATACATCTTCTAATAGTCTTCATTCTGATACATTTAATTCAGCCAAAATTACAATCAACGGCCAAGATAAAATGATTAGTATGGATTCAACATATTATCGTAATGTTTTACCTTATGAAACACAAATGTATTTTCCACGTAAATATATTTATTCTTATTCATTTTCTTTACATCCAGGACAATATCAACCTTCTGGTTCTATTAACTATTCTAGAATTCAAAAAGGAAATTCACATTTAGAATTTACATTTAATAATACTAATACTGTAGGTGGTAGTACCAATGGAAAAATTAGAATATATGGAATAAATTATAATATTTTGAGAATAGAGAAAGGACAAGGTGGTTTACTTTATATGAACTAATTTATAAAAAATATATAATTATTATAATAAATATTAATATTCTTCTATTTCATTAAATTGTTCTAATACAAATTTTTTTTGTTCTTCAAATTTTTCTTCTGTATAATCTAAAAATACTTTTTTTAATTTCTCATAGTTATTATTAAATAAATTCATCATTTTAGCATCTTTAATAATATTTTTAATATTTTCTTCTGTATTTTGAGATAAATAATCGGTTCCATTTTTATCAATAAATACACATAAATAATTTTTTTTTTCATCAATTTCATAATTTATTGGTAAAGATATTTGTAATTGTTCTTTTGACATTTTTAAATAAACAAACAATAATGTTTCTTTTTGATCATTCATAAATAAATATGCATCTCTTGTTTTCATTTTATAATATTAATATATTTATCTATATATTTATTAATTTAAACATTTATTATTATATAATAATATATAAATATGCCTAATGGAATTATTAAAATGTTATATTCTGGTAAAGAAGATCAACAATTTACAAAAAATCCAGATATAAATTTTTTTAAATCAGTTTATAAATCTTATAGTAATTTTGTTAAAATTCCAGAAAATATACAAATAGTAACAAATTATAATATTAATACTACAAAAAATATTAATATTGATTTATCTAATTATAATTATGATTTAATGGGTGATTTATTTTTATATTTTAAATTACAAAATCCTATTTCAAATAATATAATAGATTTTATAGATAAAATAGAATTTTATTGTTCTGACTTATTATTAGATACAATTACAAAAGATATTTTAAATTTATATTCAAATATATATTACAATAAAAATAAACATAAAATTTATAATTTATTATCTTCTAAAAATAACAAAAATACATTCTATATTCCTCTTCATTTTCATTTTTTACATAAATCATCCAGTTATATTCCCTTATATTTATTAAGAGAAGAGCAAATACATATTAAAATTTATTTTAAAAAAGTATTATTTACAGATGTTATAGTTGATGATATTGATTTAATTGTTAATTATTTTTTACTTGAAAATGATGATAAACGTTTTCTTAAAAAAAATTATATATTTATGGAAAATATTAATCATATGGAAAATATACAATTAAATGTTTCAGTAAAAAAAGATATATCTAATGTTATAAATTTATTATTTCAAAAATATTGTAAATTACTTTTATTTGTTTTTAAAAATTGTAATATTGATGAAATTAAATTATATTTAAATGATTTACGATTATCTTATACAGTACAAGAATTAAAATATATATCTTTTTTACATTCTAATCTTAAAAATAATAATGTTTTAAATAATAATAATAAAAATATAGATAATACACAAATTTTAGTTTTACCTTTTACTTTATTTAAAAATGATATTTCAGGTTATATAAATTTAGATACAATTAATAAATTATATCTTGAGTGTTTCCCTTTTATTATTCATACTAAAATTAATTTTAATGTTACTTCTATATTTACTATTAATTATTTTGCTGTTACTACAAAATTATTAACATCTGATATAAACCAATCTCCTGATATAACTATATATACAAATGTAATATATACAATAACAAATACAAATTGTGATATTATTATTACAATAAGTGATCCTACTTCATTTATTGAAAATAATTTAGAAATTCCAAATAATTTGTATTATGAAGGTTTTAATTATGATAAAAAAACTTTATTAGTTAATAATGAAGTAGAATATACAATATTATATTATTGTCATAAAAAATCTACTTCTAATTCTACTAAAATAACTTGTGGTAAATTAAAAATATTATCTGATTCAAAAAGAATTTGTGCTTTAGGATATGTTGATATTTATTCTATCAATTATAATTTATTTACTTTAGAAAATGGAAAATTATTTGAAACATCCTTTTAATCTTTTTAATAAAACATTAGTTTATTTAAAATTTTAATTCTATTTTATTAATATAAATGGGTGGTGGTTTAATACAATTAAAATTTTTAGGTGATGAAGCTGAATTTTTTGTCGGAAATCCCCAAATATCTTTTTTTAAAAGTGTTTTTAAATCTTTTAGTAATTACAGTAAAAATTTAATGGATATTTATTTTGAAGCTCCATTAGATTTTAATAAGGATACATATGCTAATATACCAGTACATGGAGATTTAATACAAGATATGTATTTAAATTTAAATATAAAAGTAAATGTATCAGATACATTTGATTTAACAATTTCTGGAACTACTTTTTCTTCTACAAAAAATGCAGTTTTTTATGAATATAATTCATCTGGAACACAAGATTTATATTTATATAATTATATTTATACATTAACAAATACTAATATTACAAATTTGAAAATAACTGAAATAGGTTCTGATATTAATTTATATGATTCTGGTTCGAAAAATTTAGATTTAACAAATATTACAACCACACGATTAAATTGTACTTATGATACAAATAATTCATTTCATATTAATGTGCGATTTTTAAAAGAAGATTTAACAAAATTTATAAAAGAAATAACTTTTGAAATTGATGAATATATAATAGAAAAACATGATACAAACTGGTTATTAATGTATAATAATTTATTTAATAATGATGAAACTTTACATAAAATAAATAATGAATTAAAATTTATTACTCCAAAAATGTTTAATAGAAAAATTCAATTATATATTCCTTTACGCTTCTTTTTTACTAAACATAGTCAATCATCACTACCTATTGCAGCATTGTATAGAAGTGATGTAAATATAAAAATAAAAACAAATAATCAATCTGATGTATTTTTATCAAATAAAATAATATCAAGTGTAGAAATAAATAAGGCAGTATTATCAGCAAATTATATTCATTTAGATGTGAATGAGAAAAATTATTTTTTAAAAAATAAACAACATTTATTAATAGAACAACTCCAATATCAAACAAATGATATAATAAATGGATTATATGATAATATAGAATTAACATTTAGTTATTTATCAAAATATTTAATATGGAGATTACCATATAAATATATTTTAGACAAAGCACGTATAGTTTTTAATAATAATGATTTATTTTATGAACAAACAGGTGAATATTTCCATTTATTACAACCATTTGAATGTAATCTTGGAAGTGCTGATACAATGACACGTATGGAAGAAAACCAAGATCCAAATGGAACATATTATGTATATAGTTTTTGTTTACATCCAAGTAGTCGTCAACCATCAGGATTATGTAATTTTTCACGTATAGATGATAAATTTTTATATTTACAGACAGAATATATTAAAAATGATTTGAATATAAATACAAAAATACCAATTGATGTTTATAGTGTAAATTTTAATTTCTTACATATTGAAAAAGGAAAATGTAAATTAGAATTCTAAAAAACAACCTTTTAGGAAAAAGTTAATCCAAAATAATATATTATTTTTTTTTTAGATAAAAGTGTTTTAAATAAAAAGTTTATTAAATTTAATTCAAAATTTTTTTCTTATATAAAAATATAAAATGGGTGGTGGTTTAATGCAATTAGTCGCTATGGGTGCTCAAGATGTTTATCTTACAGGTAATCCTCAAATAACCTTTTTCAAAGTTGTCTACAGAAGACACACTAACTTTTCAAAAGAATGTATTGCTCAACAATTTACTGGTTCAGCCGATTTCGGTTCTTCAGTATCTTGCACTTTAGCCAGAAATGGTGATTTAGTACAAGAAATTTATTTAAGA